ACGAACCATTTGCAATGGAACGTATGGGCAATAGAACATACCAGCGTCATAAGGAGAAGTTCCCTTATATCCTACAACATAGTATTGTGATGCAGATACGTTTGCAGCATATGGGTCTACATATACTTTATATCTACCATTCATAATACCAGCAAATGTTGTTGTTGTATCATCAACATTCAAGTTGTTGTTTAGAGCAGGAGTGTAATCTAGAACACCAGCCATTTGAAGTGCAGAAGCAACATCAGCAGAACATAGTATCATATTACCTTTTCCTCTACGAGTCTGTTGACCAATAGCGTTAGCATCTCTCTCAATCGCAAACATTAGACCTTTGAATTTCTCAACTGACCAACGACCATTTGAGTCTGTATCTAAGTCAAATATACCAGCAGTAGTTGTGTTTGATGATGCACCTTTAACGGCAGATACATATATGTTTCTTACAACTTCTCTGTTTATTTCTGCAAGAATTTCAGCAGATAGTATGTTTGCAAGTTCTGTTTCAGCATCTAAACCATGAATTGCTTTTAAGTCTTGAGCAAGTTCCATAGTATATTCTGCTTTTAGAGCTCTTGTTACAGCAGTAACAGTATGTTTCTCAATACTGAAAGCCATCTCAGCGAAAGCGTTAGTTGTAGTATCACCTAATGCTTCACCTTGTGCAATTGTCATACCAGTTGCACTAGTATAAGTACCAGCAGGACTGTCATTCAATACAGAAGGATTAGTTCCAGAGATGTCACCACCACCAGTATCAGAACCAGCGTCTTGGTTTGATAACATTGAAGGTTCGTCTGCAAGTGCTTCAGCACCAGCTTGTGATAGACCTCTTGCTCTCATTGCAAAGATAAGTCCTGTTGGCCCAGTCATAGGTTGTACACCACAGATATCATATGCGATAAGGTTAGGCATAGAACGTCTAACTAGTGAGATCAAAATTGGATCCCATGTGTCTAACGCAGCATTGTTACTTCCACTACCACCAAAGTTAGTTGGAGCACTTTCGCTTAAGAAGTTCTTATCTTCTCTTAGAGCTTTCTCTTGGTTTTCTAAGATTATTGTAGTAACGGCACGCCTATAACTATCCTTGATTTCTGGTAAATCAGGGTGTTGAAGGACTGGCGACCACTTTTCTTGTAGATGTTCTGTTTGAAACATTTGTTTCTCCTTTTTAATTTCTACTATTTATAAATTGTTTATTTTGCACTATTAACTGTTCGACCAATAGCGGACATATATGCAGCCATTGAGTCGGAAGTGTCAATGTCCTGTGCGATACCAGTTTCTACATCATCTAGCGTTTCAGTCAAAACTTGTGAAGTCTTAGGGAAATAACTTTCCTTTAGAGTACTAAGTTTTTGATGATATGATTCTTCAGAAGAAAAATCAACATCTTCAATTAATGACTTAAACTTTTCAATTTCTGTTTCAGCCAAGTCAGAAGAAAGTGCTGACAAGACTTGTTCCTTCACTAGTGTAGCATTAACAGACTTGGACTGGATTTGCTCTTCCATCATTTCGTTAATTCTACCTTCTAGTTCTGAAATTTTTTCAGATTGTGCTTCTAGCACATCATATTTTTCATCTGGAACATCAACGTAGTGGTCTTCAAACAATTGTTTTAAACCAGAGATAAAGTCTTCAGCGATTTCGCCTTTCAAGCCTCTTTCGATAGCCAACTCGTTCTCTTTCATCCATTCTTCAACAACGTAGTTTAAGTAAGTATCAACCTTTTCAGTTAATCCTTCCTTTGTTGCATTTATATTTTCTTCCAGTTCAGATTTATATTCGTCTTCCATTCTTTCAACTTCAGAACGAACTTTTGATTTAACGGCAGCTTCAAATACTGTTGCAGCTTTACGTTTAAATTCTTCGGAAAGGTCACCCTCACCACTCATTAATGCTTCAACGTGCTCAGATACATCAATAGACTTTAGACGATTTTCCACAGCTTCAGATTTTTCTTTTTCTTCTTCTGTTTCTTCGTGTGCGCCTTCTGGGTGCATTGCAGATTTGATTGCATTGTATGTTGAATGAAGTTTTTCTTTCTTCATTTTGTCCATACCCATCATCATATCTTTCATAGCAGTCATGTATTCCATTTTGGTTTTAGGTTCTTTGTCCATTTCCATTTTGTCCATTTCAGATAGATTTTCATCACCTTCTGCTTCGAATCCAGCTGCAAGTGATTTAGCAGCTTTTCCTTCTCCGTCATTTGGTTTATCCATAGAGTCTGATTTACCAGCACTCTTTTGTGATGCATCTCCACTAACTTTTTTTGCTTTGGCTGCAATCTTTTTAGCTGCGGCGTCTTTTTGATCTGGTGATACTACAGGATTTCCTGTATCTTGAACTTCGCCAGGTATTGAGTCCATTTTGTCGGCTTTACCAGCTGATTGCATAGGGGCATCTTGACCATTAGCTTCTTCAAGCTCATCAAGTACTTCTGCCTCTAATTCCTCAATGGTTTTATCTAATTCGTCAGCCATGGGGATTACTCCTTCTATTTACTTTAAGACTTTTATTTATTTATAAATTATAACATTTTAAGGAATTTTGCAAACTCTAATGCATCTTCCTTAGCATGTTTCGTTTTAGCTCTATTTGATATTCTCTTTTTCATTCGAACTAATTCTTCTTCAATTAGACTACCGTTATTCCAAACCCACTCTTTACCTTCCATAATGCCTTCTACGAAAGCACTTGGAGCAGAAGGGTCTGCAACAATGTCAGCAGCAGTAGCAAGGTAAAAATCACTCTTTACATAGTTTGCCCCACCTTTTTGGTCTAAACTACCCATACCCCTAGAGGATACACCTAATTTAGCACCTTCGTCCATAAGATTTTTTACAATCTCTCCCATTGGAGTACTAAGTATCTTAGCCTCGCCGATAAAATTCTTTCCGTCTGGTTCTAGAGAGGTAATCATATGTGATGCTCTCTCAAGATTAACTGTTGGGCCATCTGGGTGTCCAAGTTCTCCAAATGCACGATTTTCTTTGATATACTCTTTATTATATCTACCAACTTCTTTATTTAAAACTTCCATAGGATATACACGACCATTACGATTTTTAATATCAGCTTGCATGAAGATACCTCTAATCTTATAATTAGTCTTCTTACCTTCTTTTTCTTCTTTGATATATTCTACGTCTTGTACTTCTTCTGATATCAGTTTCATAATTCTATCCCTTATGCAGTATATGCTTCATCTTTTTTGAATTCAATTATAATAAATCCAGATGTACCGAAAGTAGTTATCTCATGGTCACCAGAAGTTGCTGTTGTGTTAGCCGCAGTTCCCTTAATCAATCCAGCAGAACCATCATAGTGTCCAGTTCCAGCAAGTCTAATCTGAACAATATCAGTTCCAGAAGATACTTCTTGAAGTTCAATATGGCCAGTATCGTCATCTGCACTACCTTGAGTCAATGCCCACCAAAGCTTTGAGATGTGTAATTTTGCACCGTTTGCATGACCATCTAGAGCACTCGCATCCAAAATAGCATTATTTGCGGTAGTGTCATCTTCGATATCAACCTTAACCGTAACTGTTCCACCAGCGCCCGGAGCGTTAACGGCCGTGTCTCTTAATGTTCTTGTTGTAAATGCCATTCTTTTCTCCTATATCGCTAACATTTCTTTTTCGAAGTATCCAATAAGTTCCTTCTCAGGGACTTTATATTTTTTAGATACATCTGTAATTGTTCTTTCGAAACTATTTAGGAAATCTGAAGGTTTAGTATCCATCACTTTAAAAATAGAATCAACAGCATCTTTCATCTTTGGAGAAAGTTTTTTATACCCCTTAGACATTTTGTGCTCATTGTTTTCTATAAACAATGTGTATATATTTTCAAATTTCTGATTCATTCTACGGTCCTGCAAATACATTTGAACTACCAGCAGCTACAGAAGTACAACCACTAATAACATCACCAATTCTACCAGCACCATCACCATTTACAAAAACAATAGTGGAACCAGTTGTTATGGCAGCTTGATGTTTAGGACAAGGAT